CCAAGACACACAAAGTCGGAGTTTGCCTCATACTTACTCCCGGCATGGATGATTGGTAAGAATCCAAAATTAAAAATAATTCAAGCAACACACACAGCAGACCTAGCTATAGACTTTGGACGTAAGACTAAGAACTTAGTTGACGAACAAAAATACCGAGAACTGTTTGACACGAGACTACAAGAAGATAGTCAGGCAGCAGGAAAATGGAAAACCGAACAAGGCGGAGAATACTTTGCAGCTGGTGTTGGTGGAGCAATTACAGGTCGTGGTGCTGATCTATTAATTATTGATGACCCACATAAAGAACAAGATGTACGTGCAGATGGTAAAGCTTTTGAGAAAGCAGTAAACTGGTATACTTCTGGTCCACGTCAGCGTTTGCAACCTGGTGGTTCTATTGTAATTGTAATGACTCGTTGGTCTACTAAGGACATAACTGGTCAATTATTAAAAGCACAATCTGAAGAAGGATCTGATCAGTGGGAGATTGTTGAATTACCAGCCCTGCTCCCCGATGGAAAACCCGTGTGGCCTGAATACTGGACCGCGCAAGAATTACTCAAGACTAAAGCATCCATACCAGTTAGTAATTGGCTAGCACAATACATGCAACAACCAACTGCTGAAGAGGGTGCAATATTAAAACGAGAATGGTGGATGGATTGGGAAGATCAATACCCTCCTAAACTAGATTACATCGTTCAATCATACGATACAGCATTTACTAAAAAACATACGTCTGACTATAGTGCTATAACCACGTGGGGTGTCTTTACGACCGAGGACCACGGACAAAATATAATTTTACTTAACGCTTTTAAAGATAGGTACGAGTTCCCCGAACTACGTAGAGTGGCTCTAGAAGAGTATCAAGACTGGCGACCTGACATGGTAATTATTGAAGCCAAAGCATCTGGACTGCCTTTGACCCATGAACTGAGAAAAATGGATATACCGGTTATTAACTTTACACCGTCAAAAGGAAATGATAAACACACAAGAGTAAACTCCGTAGCTCCGCTCTTTGAGAGCGGAAAAGTATGGGCCCCTATGCACGAGCATTTTGCACAGGAAGTTGTAGAAGAATGTGCGTCGTTCCCATTTGGAGAGCATGATGACTATGTGGACAGTACAACACAGGCCATTATGAGAATTCGACAAGGTGGTTTGGTTCGTCATCCTGAAGATTACAAAGAAGAACCAATTGTACGAGGACGTGTAAAGTATTATGGCTAAAAAGGAACTAGTAGATAACATTATAAAATTGTACTCAAAACTGGGTGGCAACATGAACAATGTCCTCGGTTCCAGATCCAATATTACTTTTCTAGGCACAGGTAAGAATCCAGAGCCATTTGTTGAGATGTCCTTGAACATGGACTCAGTAGCCGCACTCGGTAAATCCAAAGTCTTAAAAGAATTAGAAAGTCCAATGGGCTATTTAACTGCGAATAAATTAAACGATATTCAAGCAACTAAACTTTACAATAATATGTTACAGCTTGAAGAGTTTTATTATCCTAAACAAGTCGCTAACATCACGGACATGGCAACAGGGACCAGGGACCTGACACAAGAAGGTATAATGACTTTAAGAAGAGGCGGAGATCCAACTAAATATAAACCAGGTGATCCAATTACTTCAGAAAATTTTGCAGCTAGTGGATTTGCACCTAGTGATGAAGTTTTAAAAAATTTAAGAAAAGCAAGAGAGCTTGATGATCTACCACCTCCAGGTTCACGTGGTGGACCCGATGATATTGCAGCACCAGTTCAATCAGCTGAAGAAACAATTAAACAACTTAGAATACAAGATCCTGATTTAGCTGACCAAGTTAGAAAAATGGTAGACCAAGGTATTATAACTAGGGGTAATCAAGGTGCTATGCCAGTTAAAAGAGCAAACGCCAGAGAGTTTTTAATAGAAGCATTAAAAAAAGATACACTAGATCCTGCTACATCAGGATTTGGTAGAACAAATTTAAATGATATTGTATCTGCAGAGGACGTAAAACTTATTACTGAAGGCGGTGGTGGAATTGGTGGTGATCCATTATTACTTGTTGAAAAATATTTTGGTCCAAGAATTGTAGAATTAATTCCAGATGAAAGAATAACTCCAAGATTTATTAATAGACTTTTAACAAATGTAGAAGATGCCTCTGGATTAAAACCGGACAATCCAAAGTTTGATAGATTTACCGCAAAACTTATTGATGAAGATATACCGTTTGCAGAAGGGGGTCGAGCGGAGTTTTCAAAAGGTAAAATTGTAAAAAGTGGTTTAGAAGGATTATCACAATTAGTACAAAAAGAAAAAAATAGAACACAAAGAATAGCTGGAAATTTAAGATCAGATAATATGCAACGAACAAAAATCGGTGAACCTAAAAAAGGTGTTGATTACGATTACTACAGAGAACTTTTAGATGATGATGAAGTAAACATCGTAATGGGTGATGAAACAGAAGAACTGTTAGAAGCCATGCTTAAAGAACAAAAAGCAGAAATGGATTACATGTTTAGACTATATAAAAAAGGAGCTTTAAATCCTACAGCTGGTGAAACAACCATGGGTCGATTAAAAATGTTAGAAAAAAAAGCACAAAGTGGTGTACCTCTTTCTGTTGAAGAAATAGCTGAAATAAAAAGACTGTCTGAAATATTTAATAAGGCAGAAGGCGGTCGAGCTGGGTTTAGACTTGGTAAAAGTGTTTTTAAAGGTATTGCAAATTTATTTACAAAAGGTGATGATCTTGTTGAACAAGAAAAAATATTTAGAGAAGGTCCAATCACTACAAGTTTTTTAGAAAAGGTTAATCCAAAAGTTACAGAAAAATTTATTAGAACAAGAGATATGAGTGGCCCTGGTAGTTTTGGTATGTATGACAATATTGCTGATATGCCACAAGGTTTACAGGCTGCAGAGTTTATTAAAAACATTAGAGGACCACAAGGAAACGTAGATTACGAAAAAGCAGAAATGTTTATTGGTGAAGGTGTAAAATTGACTGGAAAAGAATCTGTAGACGAATTACTACAAATGTTTTTAAATGCAATGAAATCATATAAATCACCTTTTGCAAAAGGCGGACTAGCTAAGATCCTGGAGGTCTAATGGCTGTTAACCTTACCGACACACAAATAAGAGAATTATTTCCAACTTATTTTACTTCTGATTATACAGGTAAATTAAATGTAGATAAGATTAGAAAAATTTTAAATTTATACTCTGACAAAGAAGGAGGAGCACCCTACATTGCAAAAAAATTAAAAGTAAATGACTCTGTAGTAAGTCGTGTAATAAAAACAGCAAAACAGGAAAACTTAATTAAAGAAGTTAAACCAAGTGAATTTAAAACTAAAGATGCTCAAAGAATATACAAAGATATTAGTGAAAGAAGCATTTATAAAAAAGTTAGGCCCATTACTCCTAATGATAGAAAATTAAATTCAAATATTTCAAAGAATGCAAAATTTAAAACACAGGTCCAATCATCAGAGCCTGGTAAAAGCACTAAAATGGTTTACACCACTACAGAATCTGCAGCTAAAAATGCAATTAAAAAAGCAGATAAACTTAGCGAAACTTTAAAACTAGCTAAAGAAAAACCTTTTAAAGATGCCATAAAAGAAATTCATAAAATTGCTATGGCAGATCCAGAAGATTTAAATAAAATCAATAATTTATCTAAGATGGTTTATGGGGATGATAGTTTAAAAAATATTACAAGAACTGCAAATGATTTAGTTAGATACCAAGAATTTTTATTAGGGTTTAGACCTGTTGCAGGAATTACAGTTCCTGCTGGTGATAAGTTTGATGATATTATTTCAGAATTTCCTGCTATGAATCAATGGGGTAAGTTTGCTGCAGAAACTATCAGACGTTCTAAATTAAATATTAGAGATCAATTATTAAAAACAAAAGGACCTAAATTAGAAAAGTTAAGAAGAGATATTGTAAAATTTGTAAACTCAGGAGCAATGGAATTAGATGAAGCTATGGGTGTTTCTGCTACTTTTGAAAAAGCCCCTGGTTATACTGAACTCGGTCAAATAATTCCTAAATCAGTTAATAAAAAAAAGGGAGAATTAATTGACAGCTCATTTTCTAAATTGTTTGAAAAAGTTGTTAGGGGAGACACGGGTTTAGGAAAAGAAATAAAAGATTTTAATAAAATATCTAGAGAGTTTCAAAAAATAAATAAAGTAGATACACCTATTATTGAATACACACCAGGTAAAAAAATAGATGCATCTAAGTTTATAAAACATTTTGATAAACTTTCGCCTGAAGCACAAAAAAATGTAACGGCACTTGCTGATCAAGGTATTGCTTTAAGATCTACGGCCAGGCCTATGGTAGAATTATTTCAAATGGCAAAAGCAGATGCAGCAGCAAACGGACCAATTTGTAGAATAATTGGAGCAAAACAATCTGGAGGACCAGCAGTAAGTTGTGTAGACGCAGTCGACGAAGCATTAGAAAAAAACCCAAAAAAATTAGCACAAGATATCAATAAATCTAATCAAGGTGGTGCATTTAATAAACTTAAAAATTCAAGTACAAAATTTTTAACGGCATTAAAAGATAACCCAAATTTACTTAAAGGAAGATTTGGAGCTCTTGCTGCTTTAGGTGTTGGTACCGTAGCCGCGGGTGTTGGAGCTGGTGCGTTAGTAAAACAATTTAGAAACGATGATCCTAGCACATATCTAACTAACGATAGTCAGATGGAAGGAATGATTATTGCTGATGTTGAACAAAAAGGTAAAGAAGTTGATGATAACATTTTATTAGACAATCAATTTAAATTAGAGTTAGCTGGAGCAGTAGGATTAACTGCACCGATTGCTGGACAAGTTTACAAAACAGCAAGAGCAGGAACACCTCCATTATTAGAATCACCATTAGAGTTTGATCAAGAATTAAAAACTTTAAAAAGAACAATAAGACAAATAACTCATCCTGGTGGTAAAAAAGCAAAAAAAATTTCTGAAGCCGGTCAACGGGTTATAAGAAATTCTAGAATTAGAATTAATGAATTAAACCAAACAATACAAGCTGCTAAAGTTGGTAAAGAAGGAAGTGGAGTATTTAGATCTGCACTTGGTTTAGAAAAAGGTGTTCTTGGAAAAGGTTTATGGGCACTTGGTGCACCGGTAATACAATTACCAGCCACTGCTGGATATATTGCACAGGATATTAGAGCAGGTAAAGATGCAGGTGAAATTGCAACTAACCCATTAAATTATTTAGGTGCAGCATTTATGAACCCTGCAGTAAAAGCTTTGACTAAAGCTGGAGCATCAAGAGGATTACTTGGTATTGCTTCTTTAGGTTTAGCAGGAACGGCCGCAGGAGCTGTTGCATTACCTGCAATATCTATTGGTGCTGGATTAGCAACACTTGGTACACTTGGTTATCAAGGATACAAACTATTTACTGGTCGAGATAGAGCAGATGAGGATTTTTTTAGATAATGAAAAATAAAACTCTTGTGGTAAATATGCAACACGTTAAATGGAAGGAAATCCCACCTTTAAGAGGACCTGATTCTCAAGGGTTGAATGTTCCCATAAAACAAGCTACAACAGTCAAGAACTCGGAGAATATAAATGGCAAAAATAGACAAAGCCCTACCAAACGTAGAGACTGAAATTAAACTACCTGGTGACGAAGAAGTTTTGGAGATGGAGAAAGAAACCATCGAAGAACAAGTTGGTCCTGATGATGTACAAGTAACTCAAGAAGAAGATGGTAGTGCAACAATTAATTTTGATCCTGAAGCAGTTAATCAACCAGGAACAGAATCACATTTTGATAACTTAGCAGAATTATTACCAGAAGAAGTTTTAGGCAGATTAGGTTCTGAACTTGCTGGAAATTACAATCAATATAAATCTTCAAGAAAAGAATGGGAAGACAGTTATACAAAAGGTTTAGATCTATTAGGATTTAAATACGAAAACCCAACACAACCATTTCAAGGAGCTTCAGGTGCAACACACCCAGTTTTAGCAGAAGCAGTAACACAGTTTCAAGCGCAAGCTTACAAAGAATTATTACCTGCAACAGGTCCAGTGCATACACAAATAGTTGGACTAGCAGATAGAGCTCGAGAAGAGCAATCAAATCGAGTTAAAGAATTCATGAACTATCAGCTCATGGATGTGATGAAAGAGTACGAACCCGAGTTCGACCA